ACTCATTATAGAGGGAGAATAAAAAATGGCATCACATATTGTATTTCCAGCAGCACCAACTAATGGTCAAGTGTTTAGCTCAGGTGACTTCACTTGGGTTTATAGTACTGCAAGGACTGCTTGGGATTTAGAAACATCTGTTGTAGTGGGGCCCACTGGACCAACTGGTTTAACTGGTCCAACTGGCTACACAGGTTATACGGGTACGCAAGGCGCAGCGAGCACTGTTACTGGACCAACTGGTTATACTGGATATACTGGCTACACAGGTACACAAGGCGCAACAGGTTATACAGGTTACACTGGTTACACAGGTGATGCTGGTGGTGCTGGTGCACAAGGTGTAACAGGCTACACTGGTTACACAGGCTATACTGGCTACACAGGTGATGCTGGTGCGGCGAGTACAGTCACTGGACCAACTGGGTACACAGGTTACACAGGAACTGCTGGTGCACAAGGTGCTACAGGGTACACTGGGTACACAGGTGATGCTGGTGGTGCTGGTGCACAAGGCGCAACAGGATACACTGGATATACAGGTTATACAGGTAATGCCTCAACAGTTACAGGGCCAACAGGCCCAGCGGGTTCAGTTAACATAGAAGACGAAAATACAATCGTAGCCCTGCAGGTTTACAGATAAAAGGAGATATATATGTCAAGTTATAGTAAAGTATTACTTTCTGGTTCTACAAATGGAAAACAGATTAAAGTAGCCGCAACCGCAACAGCGGGCACACTTATTCATACAGCAGTTTCGGGGACAGCAAGTTTAGATGAAATATGGCTTTACGCTGTAAATAGCGATACATCTGCTCGCAAATTAACAATTGAGTTTGGTGGGGCAACTGTCGCTGATGACCTTATTGAAATAACAATAGCCCCTGAAGATGGTTATACTTTAGTTGTCCCAGGTCTATTGCTACAAAACGCTTTAGTAGTCAGAGCGTTCGCTGCAACCGCTAATGTTATTTTAATTAACGGATATGTAAACCGAATTTCGTAACCAAAATGGGAATTGGATTATTTAGTCCACGCCGTATTGGCGGCGGGACAGGAAAAGATAACAAAGCCAGATGGTATAAAGGTGGTGGAAGTAAGGCTATTCGTTATTGGATAAAAAGTAATAAAAAAATAATATGTGAATATTGGATTGTCGGCGGCGGCGGTGGTGGTGGGGCTTGGGCTGGCGGAGGAGGCGGTGGCGGAGGCGGAGTTATGCAAGGAAGCTTCCCTATTCTGGCCGATGTCTATTATGTCGTAGAAATTGGTGCTGGTGGAACTTCACCTACTGGTCAATTTTCTGGAAACACCGCTGGGGTAAAGAGCAGTTTTTATGAATGGCAAGATCCACCCGTTTCTGCAAAAATACCTTCTTTAAATTCACAAAGAGGACTAGCCCAATTTGGTCGTGGACTTGTAAATGATATTGTTGCGGCTGGTGGTGGAAAAGGCGGTGGTGATGCTGGCGCACCTGGTGATGGTGGCTCTGGTGGTGGCTCTGGCAGACAAAACAGTGCAACTGGAGCACTTGGCAATAGTCTGGGCTGGTATGGGTCTGAAGCATTTGGCGGCGATGCAGTAACTGGATATTCTGGCGGTAATGCTAATCAAGCACAATATGGTGTAGGTGGCGGGGGAGGGGGCGCTGGTGTTGCTGGTAATAACGGAACAGGAAACCCTGGAACTGGTGGAAAAGGTGGTGATGGAATAATTGGAGGTGCTTCTGGCACGGTTTATGGTGGTGGTGGTGGTGGTGGAAATCACAATCCAAGTGGAACTGGTGGAGCTGGCGGTACAGGTGGTGGTGGAGCTGCACAATCAGGATGTCTTAATGCCATCGCGGGCACAACAAACACGGGTGGAGGGGGCGGTGGTGCTTCTGGTACAGCGTTTATCTGTGGTCAAAGAGGTGGACCAGGTGGAAGCGGGAGATGTCAGCTAAGATTTTTAACAGCAGATCTTGCTGGATTGATTTATACCAGTAGTATCGCGCCAACAGAGTTTGCAGTCTATGGGGCCTATTCAGTTTTTACATGTAACAGTACTGCAACATTTATGTTTTCCTCCAGAGGAGGAGCTTATTAAATGGCACATTTTGTTTTGTTAAATGAAAATAATATTGTTGAAAAAATACTTGTATTTGACAACGAATATGTTTGCAATAATTTGCCCTTCCCAGAAAGTGAAGTGTATGCCTTACCAATAATTGCATCTATATTTAATGGCGTATGGAAACAAACATCTTATAATGATAATTTCCGTGGTACTTATGCGGGCATTGGTTGTACATATAACGAAGTACAAGACATATTTGAATATATTGAACCGTAGAAGGAGGCTCAATTGGAATTAGGCGATGTAATTAATGAATTTCACTACAGGAAATGTCGTGGTCCTGAAGGTGCAACAAACGAAGAATTAGTAGAAGCATTCCAATTCTTTTGTGCTAATTATGTATATATCAAACACCCGAGTAAGGGTCGTATCAAGTTTGATTTAAGACCAGCTCAAATTGAAACAATTGAAATTTGGATTTGTAATCGCAATACAATTGTTCTTAAAGCTCGTCAAATTGGGTTTTCCACATTAGCAGCAGCATATGCCTTTTGGCTTGTATTTTTCTGGGATGATAGATTTATAGTAATGCTTTCAAAGACAGAAAGAGAAGCAGGAAAGCTCCTGTCTAAAGCAAAATACATTTATAAGTTCTTGCCAACATGGTTGAGACAAGAAGGCCCAGCGTTGCTACAGAACAATGTCCTTAAGATGACATTTGATAACGATTCAGTTATTGAGTCATTGCCATCAGCAAATGAGCCTGCCCGTGGAGAATCCGTATTCTTGGCGATCATTGACGAAATGGCATTTTTGCCCAACCCAGAAGAAGCGTGGGCTTCTATTGAGCCTATTGCCGATGTCGGCGGTCGAGTTATTTGTATGTCTACGGCTAAAGGCGAGGGTAATATATTCTTTCAACTATGGCAAGGCTCTCAAAATAATACCAATAGATTTACGGGAATATTCTTTCCATGGAGCGCCAATGAAGACAGAGATAAAGATTGGTATGCTGCTCAAGAAGCAGAATTACCACCTTGGCAACTACATCAAGAGTACCCAAGTAATCCAGAAGAAGCCTTTATTCGTTCAGGTCGTCCAGTATTTGATATTGATTCACTAAATAAATTCACCCCAGAAAAACCAAAAACTGGTACTAATAAAAAGCTTTCTGACACTAGAAACTCTTATATGTTTGAAAATACAGGCGGTCCTTTGTCTGTTTGGGCTTTACCACAATTTGGAGCAGTTTATGCGATTGGGGCCGATGTTGCCGAAGGTCTAGCAAGAGGTGACTATTCTACAGCCCATGTTATTGATGCTAAATCTGGTTTGGTTGTTGCTCATTGGCACGGTCATGTTGATCCTGATAGATTCGGGGAAGATATATTATATTCATTGGGATTCTTTTATAATGAAGCATTGATTGGAGTTGAGTCAAATAACCATGGACTCACCACACTGACTTCTCTAAATAAATCTAACTATTCTAACCTATATCGTCAAAGAAGACTTACTCAACGCCATGCGGACTCCACAGAGATCTTAGGATGGAGAACAACAACACTATCCAAGCCATTGGCGATAGATGAATTAAATGCCAATTTAAGGGACGGGGTGTTGGATTTAAGGTGTGAATACACTATTGCAGAACTAAAGACCTTTGTTCGAGATGACAATGGTTCAATGCACGGTAGCCCACACGATGACAGGGTTATGTCCTTGGCTATTGCCAACCAAATGCTTAAATATGTCTGGTTGCCAGAATACAAGCCCAAAACGGATACTCCATTTGGAACCCTTAACTACTTTGCTTCTAAGATTATAAAAACAGCTAAAGTAAAAGAACGCTATCTAATCGGGGAGTTTAGCGGTTACTAATGGTATGTAACGAATTATACTAGTAATAGGAGATTTATCTATGAAATGTTTGCATTGCTCAAGGCCGATTGAATCAGAAAACGATCTAAAAAGGCTGTCTTGCTTCAAATGTCATATAAAAAATGTCCGATTGGGCTTTACTTATGGTAAAGAAAGTTTTCATGGCCCAACGATTAGAGAACAGCAAAGGTTCTATGAAGATAGCCCAGCCTTTAGATCAGGCAGAATAACTAAAATTCCTGACCGCGCAGAGCTTATCTAAGTGGAAACATTAATTGTCCCAATTTTTGTTGCTTTAATACTTGGCCCAATAACCGTATTGGTTCAAAAAAGTCGTAAAGAGAATAAAGAAGATCATGCCAATGTTCTTTATATGATAAAAAAAATTGATAAGAAATTGTCAAAACATATAAATTGGCATAAAGAGACAGGGAGCAAAGAATGAGTAAAGAAGAAACCAATAACAATCCAACAAAGAATCCAGTTAAGGTAAATATGTTTGACGCATATAAGGCGGCACAAAAGGAAATAGAAAGTCGTAAAGCACCAAGTAAAACATCAAAATGAAACAAATGCAAAACATTCTATTACGAATTGCAGCAACTTTTGCGGCATCGGGTCTTGGAATTATCGGAGCTGGAGCCATCGCTGGCGTTCCAATCATAAAGGCAGTCTTTATGGCGGGTATAGCAGGGGTAGCAATAGTGGTTGAAGGTTTGTCAAGAGCGTTTTTAAACGATGGCAAGTTAAGCCTGTCAGAAATAAATGATGTATTTTCTAAAGTAGATAAGAAAAAAAAGGAGACAATATAATGCCTAAAGTTAATGGAAAAAAATTCCCATATACAGCGAAGGGAATGAAGAAAGCATACGAAGCTGCCGAAAAGGAATTCAAGCGAGCAAAACCAGATAAGAAAAAGGGGTAATAAATGCCTCGTGAAAGTAATTTAACAAAATTATCAAATTATAGAAAAAGAATAGATTATTCTAAGAAATGGCGTAATCAAGATAATTACGACAATCTATGGCAAAGAATGATCAACCTTTATCGCGGCAGGCAGTATCGTGGTGCTGCTGTTGGCGATAGATTGCTGGTCAACATATCTTTTGCTACGATTAACACACTTGCCCCAGCGGTATCTATTGGTAGACCAAAGATTAATGTTAATCCCCGCAGACCAGAAGATGGTGATAAAGCCATTGTAACTGAATCAATTATCAACTATTGGTGGCAGCATTACGAATGTCAAGATGAGTTTCAAAGGGCGGTAAAGGATTTTCTAATCATTGGTCATGGATGGGCTAAGACTGGTTATCGTTTTGTTGAAGAAGCCAAAATTGATAAAATTGAATACAGTGCTGATGAAGCGGCAGATCCCTCAGAGACTGCAAGCGATGTTGAATCAGATTTAATTATTAGAGAAGATAGGCCGTTCTTAGAGCGCGTAGACCCATTTGATATGTTTGTTGACCCAGATGCTTCAGATATGAGCAATATTAGATGGATTGCCCAAAGAACACGCCGCACTTTAAAAGATGTACATGATGATGGGCGTTATAACCCGACAGCCAGAAAGCAAGTAACTGCAAGTACTTATCAAAAGTATACAGATTCAACTGTTAATACTCCAATTGACTCTATTAATGCCGATGATTCATACGCTGATGTTTATGAATATTATGATGTTAATACTGGAGAAATGTGTGTGTTTTCCGACTCTGGGGATCAATTTCTAATAAAGCCGATAAAGATGCCATATTCATTTGGACATCCGTTTTATATGTTGCGCAACTACGATATCCCTGGCTTCTTCTACCCAATGGGAGAACTCGAAGCGATTGAACCTTTGCAATATGAGTTAAATGAAACCCGTACTCAAATGATGAACCATAGAAAGCGTTATTCACGCAAATGGCTTTTCCAAGAGTCGGCTTTTGATGACTTTGGTAGACAAATGCTGGTTTCCGATGATGACAATGTGATTGTTCCTGTTAAGGGCAGTGAAAGTCTTGCCAATGTTATTATCCCAATGCCAGCTCTTATTAACCCCGCTGACTTTTATAACCAGTCTGCCTTGATTACATCAGACATTGATCGTGTATCGGGAGTGACAGAATACCAGCGTGGAGCTATCCCAGAAACAACAAGAACTGCTCGCGAAGCTTCTATTATCGCAGAATCAAGCAACGCTAGAGTTGCTGCAAAGCTAATCCATATTGAAAATGCCATTGCTAGATGTGCTTCTAATCTTATTATGTTGGCACAGCAATACTTGACTGGAGAGCAGACGGTGCGTATTGTTGGCACAGAAGCGGCCCCAGTCTGGCTAACATTTGATAAAGAATATATTAGTGGGGAATTTGATTTTACTGTAGAAGCAGGTTCTACTGCCCCAAGGAATGAAGCCTTCCGTAGAGATATGGCTTTGCAATTGGTTTCAGCAATGCAACCGTTTGCCGAACAAGGCTTGGTAAATATGAAAAAGCTTGCGGAATATGTATTAAGTATTGGATTTGGTGTAAAAGATCCTCAAGCATTTATGCAACAGGCTCCTTCCCCAGAGCAACAACTACAACAAGGAATGCCTCCTGAACAAGGAATGCTACCTGAACAAGGAATGCCTCCTGAACAAGGAATGCCTCCTGAACAAGGAATGCCACCTGGATTGCCAGCGGGCTTAGTCCCGAATGCTCCAGTACAAGGCCCAGGCCCTCAAGTTGACGGGGAAATGGCTGGGATATTACAGTCTTTACCCCCTGAAATATTACAGCAATTGATGGCACAATCACAATAAGAATTAATTTAGGTAATGAGTTTTACTTATATAATAGGGAAGATATATTCCCCAAGGAACAACCAAAGGAAGGCACATGGACTCCATGAATGAAATAGAAGAAAATGCTAGCGCAGTTGACGAAGAGAGTAACCCCACACTAGACAGTGGACAAGTTACTGAAACGGAAGAGGTGCAAGCGGAAACTCTAGAAGTCGATCAAGACTTTTTTGATCCTGCAGAATATACAGAGAAATCTGTAAAGCTCCAAGTAGACGGTCAAGAAGTTGTAGTTCCACTGAAAGAGGCTCTTGCTGGATACCAGCGTCAAGCGGATTATACCCGTAAGACACAGGAACTCAGCGAGCAAAGAAAACAAAACCAATACGCCGTTGCTTTGCAAGAAGCTTTGCAGAACGACCCAGCGGGTACCTTGAAACTATTGCAAGACCAGTACAGTTTAGATATTACATCTTCGTTAGAAGAAGAGGATGTGTGGATGGACCCAACTGAGAAGCAAGTCAAGGATTTGGAAAAAAGACTTGTCGTTTTTGAACAACAAAGAGCGATGGAGGATTTAACCAAGGCGATATCTTCTTTGCAGAGTAAGTATGGCGATGACTTCGACGCAGATGAAGTAGTTGCTAGGGCGTTGGCTACTGGATCAACCGATTTGGAGACAACTTTTAAACAAGTTGCTTTCGATAAAATTTATTCCAAAGGAGCCGAGTCTGCTAAGAAATTAGCGGATGAACAAGCGCGACTAGAAGCTAAAAGAGGTGCAAACATTGTTTCCAGCTCAGCATCATCTAAATCGACATCAGCACCACAATCTGCTCACCCAAAAACCGTCCTTGAAGCGTTTAAGGCGGCGCAAAAAGAATTAAGCGTTTAAAACTAACTACATCTGAAGAAGATGTATCACTATTCATAGGAGAATAACAATATGGCAGGTAATGATAATTTTGATGCACTGTTGTCAACAACATTGCAAAACTATCGACCAACACTGGTCGATAACATTTTCACAGCGAGAGTCCTTCTTGAGCATCTAAACTCAAGGGGCCGCATTGTGATGGAAGAGGGTGGTTCACAAATAATTGAGCCGCTCGTGTACGCAGTAAACGATACCACGGGTTCATACTCGGGTTATGATTCAATTGACCTCACCCCACAGGAAGGCATCTCAGCAGCGCAGTACGATTGGAAGCAGATGGCTGCTTCTATCGCGATCAGCGGTATTGAGGAAGCTAAGAACCGTGGTTCAGAGGCAATTATCAAATTGCTGAATGCAAAGATTATGCAGTCAGAAGAGTCAATCAAGGAATCCTTGAATGACATGCTCTTCGCATCTGGAACACCAGGTAACAGTGGGAAAGACTTTAATGGTATCGGTTGGATTATCGATGCTTCTAATGTCGTTGGTAACATTGACCCAGCAACAAATGATTGGTGGAAGTCATATGAAGATAACTCGGTTGCGGCCCTGACTCAAGCCCAAATGGCAACTGCCTACAACACAGCAAGCCGTGGTAACGATCATCCCGATCTAGTTGTCACGACTCAGACTTTGTTCCAGGCCTACGAAGCCTTGCTAACGCCTCAAGTGCGTTATCAGGATACGGCAAAAGCAAACTTGGGTTTCCAGAACTTGATGTTCAAGCAGACCCCAGTGGTATTCGATGTTTCATGTGGATCAGGTAATATGTTCTTCATCAACAGCAAGTATCTTGCTTTGACGGCTATGAATGGTCATTGGTTTACAACCTCGGCGTTCCAGCAAGGCACCGTTGCAGGCGTTGACGCTCGTTATGCGTTGATTCTTGCCTTCGGCCAGCTGACCTGTAGCAACCGTGCTCGTCAAGCCAAACTTACAGCAAAGACAGCCTAACTAAGTTTAATAGTGTCTGGGGTATCTCGGTGGAAGCGCCCCAGGCATTATTATTAACTAACCCAAACATGTAGTTAAATTTATAAAAGTCGTTAATACGGGGAGTTTAAAAGCGCATCCTTCGGCGCTCTCCCCGTATTGGCATGCCCGTGGACATATAGGTAACGAACTATACAATATATAGAGAGAATCTTAGAAGGAGAAAAATTATGCCTATTCAACCAGTGTTTACTAATCAAATGCCAGTCGGCGCAGAAAGATATGGTGCGCAAGAAGGTATTTCGCAAGCAAATGTAATGCCCTCATATATGGGGCTTGAGGGAGTTGAGTTGGCTCCACCAAGTGGTATTGCATTTAAAGTTGACTATATCCATTGTATAGAATTTACAAATGAAGGGAATATATGTGTAGCTCATCCATTTGCTCCAACAGCACTATGCATTGGACATTTGAGAAGATTATCTAATCAAGTAACTCCTTTGAAAAAAGGGGAAAAATGGAGTAAAGATAATATTATTGCAAGAGCCTACCCACATGGAATGCCAGTAAGAGAAGAAGTCAAATCAGAGTTGCTGTATGTAAATGCAGCGGCGAACTAATAAAGTTTAGAATACAGGAGAAACAATGGCTGCACCAAGTACAACATTGACAACAGGGATCAATGCTTATTATCTTATTGAATTAATAGAAAGTCTATCCCAGCTACAAGTTGGTTATAATGCCAATACGGATGATATTGATCAAGATTTAGTTTTACAATTTATGAAAGAAGGTTATCAAAGGATTGTTTCTACAAATAATCGCTATCCATGGTTCCAGGCAAGTTGGGCATTTTCTACACTCCCCGATACCCACGCCTACAGTACTGGTTTTTCCACAATATCTGCTTTTTCTCCGTATGTTGCAGTATCCCCCGATGTTTTGGCATTAAACCAAACTACCGCGAACATTCGTCAAGTAATCAATGTCGTTAACAGCACCAATGGCGGGAATGAATTAATTTATATAGATCAATTTAAAGCTGAAGCAATATGGGTGGGTACTAACGATGTTTCTGGTATCCCAGTGTATTGGACACTATGGAACAACGCTATCAACCTATGGCCTCGCCCAGATAGTACTACTTACACCATTAATATTCGTGGTTATCGTCAACCAGACTTAACTTGGCTAAGTGATTCGGCTAACTCAAGCAGCACTGCATATGTCGATCTTGATAATGAATTTCAATTTATGTTGGTTAATTATACTCTTGGTCGTATATTCCAGTTCCAAGAAGACCCAACCATGGCCCAAGTTTATATGAATCATTTTGAAATAGGTGTTGCGGTTGCTGTAAAGAATCTTACAGCTCCTAATAGCAATCAACCAATACTGATGAGTGCGGGTTTGCAACTTAATGGCAAGTATTGGTGGAACAACACTCCCAACAATTTTTCAGTTCTTCCAAATTCACCAAATCCAATAGGGGTATTCTTCTAAAATATGGCAACTACCTCGATTGATTATAAGCAATTCTTTGATTTTACTGGGGGCATCAACTTTCGTGCTGACCAATTTCAATTGCTTGATAATGAATCGCCTGGAATGCTCAATGTAGAAATTGACCCTCGTGGTGGAGTATTTAGCCGCGCTGGATATCAACAGAAACATAACACAGAGGTTGTCACCGCTGGTGGTGTTTGGAATCCAAAAGGTTTATTCTCTTACAAATACCCAGGCCAAGCAACAATTATGTTGACAACTGGTAGAGATGCGGATGCAGCCGTTGATGGAAAGATATATTATTCAACGGGCGGTAATTTTACTAAACTAACTAAAGATGCTTTTAACGATCAAGCCGTACCTTCAACTGATGGCGCGGGCATGACTCAATGGGAAAGTACAATGTATTTTTCTCTTGGTATTACATCAAATACAATGTGCAAATGGGCAGTTGGAGATACTTATACAACTCAATTAACAGCGTCAGGCCCTTCATGGCAACCATATGATATTCCAGTTGCTTCTGGTGGTTATATGCCGCGAGCTAATTTAATTAAAGCACATGCAAATAAAATGTTTGTTGCCAACACTTATGAAGATGGTGTTGCTTATCCAAACAGAGTGCGCTGGTCCCATGAAAATCTTCCAGAAAACTGGTATGAACAAGATTATATAGATATTATTGCTGGCGGTTCTGGGGTTACTGGTCTTAGAGTAGTTGATGGTCAACTATTAATATTTAAACCAAAAGCAGTTTATTTGCTTATGGGCTATGATGCAGACACATTTCAGATTGTAGAACTTTCAACTGACATTGGTATTGATTACCCGCAGCAAGCAACAGAGGGCTCTGGTGGAGTTTATTTCTTTGATTATCCAAATGGTCTATATTTTTATAATCGCAATGGCTTACAAAATGTCTTTGAAAGAATTAAACCAATTATCACCAATGGCAACATTAAGAGCCAATATACAAAAACTATTACTTTAACATTCCTTCGAGATAGACTATGGATTTCAATGCCATATGCTGGAAGTATTTTAGGGGTGGGGACATCCAGCGTTGTGACTGATCTTGCAACAGTTAATTTTATCTTTGATCCAACAATTGGACAAGTGGGTGCCTATACAATGTTCCAATCAGCTCCTTGGTACACAGACGCTGATAACACTCAAATAAACGGGTACGGACTCGTTAGCGGTTGTGAATGGCAAAGCAATGCAGATGACGCATTTTATTTAATGGCAAGTGCATACAATGAATTCCCCTTTGTTATGTATGTAGATGATTATAATAATACGCTAGATGATTCCCCAGATACTTTTTCGGGTAAATTTGCAAGTAAATATCGTACTGCATGGTTTGATGATAATCGTTATATACAGTTAAAGACATTTTTGAATCCAACTTTTGTATTAAAAGAAGTTGGAGTAAACACCGTGTTAACAATGGATGTTTATAAAAATTATGATGAGACTACAGGTGATGGCGGAACAAGATCAATATCATTAGAACCAACAATTGCTGGCTCAACCTATTCTACTGATGGTAGCGGTGGTGTTTATGGCACTGCTGTCTATGGCGTTGACACAGTTGGCTCTTCAATTAAAAGAAAAGGAATAGGTACATTAGGTAAGGGATTTGCTGTTCAATTAGAATTAGCTGGGCCCGATGATAATACAAACAGCGCCATAGCTCCAGGCAGGCCTTGGGGACTAAATAGCATTGCATATCGTTTTAAGCGAAGAGCAATTCGCGGTAATTAAACAAGGAGAAATATAATGGCAACAATAACTATACCGTACACATTTACTACGGGAAACACAATCGAAGCTGGAGAACATAATGCTAACTATTCAGCAATCCAAGTCTTTGTTGACTCTTTAGCATCTGGTGGAAGTTTTAATGCAGGGGCATTGGGATCTGAAGATATTGCAAATGGTGCAATAACAACAGCAAAAATTGCAGCATCAGTAGCACTAACAACACCGACCATTGGTGTTGCAGTAGCAACATCAATCGCTGTTTCTGGCAATGTTGTTTATCATACAACAATTAACCCTCAAATAGCTTCATACACATTGGTATTGGTTGATGATGGTGCTCTTCTGGAGATAAATTCAGCTACTCCAGTAAACCTTACTGTTCCGCCCAATTCGAGCATTGCATTCCCCGTTGGCACAACGATAAACATTTTACAAACTGGGGCTGGACAAATTACTGTAGTTCAAGGAGCTGGGGTGACTGTAAATGCAACCCCAGGCCTTAAAGTTCGTACTCAATGGGCAGTGGCTACGCTTGTTAAGCGAGCAACTAACATTTGGGTTCTCGTAGGAGACCTCGCCGCCTGACATGCCAGTTCTCGGTGCTCTTAGTGGAGGCGGTGATGCTCCTAGTACTCCAGTAATTGGAACTGCTTCTCCCTTCAATGCTTCTTGTTCGGTTGCATTTACGCCATCAACATACATTGGATTAAATACAATTATATATACCGTTACATCCACACCAGGGTCTTTAACTGGTTCTAGTGGTGGTTCTCCGATTACTGTTTCTGGTTTGACAAATGGAGTTGGCTATACATTTACTGTTTTTGGTACAACC